CCCCTACTCCGAACCGCCACAAGGAAAACCGATGCCACGGATCGCCCCGACCCTTCAAAAGCTCGCCGTCCCGATCGACGGGCTCGTCCACTACGGCAAGAATCCGCGCCGAGGGAACCTCCAGAAGATCAAAGACAGCCTGGAGCACCACGGCCAGTACCGGCCGATCGTCGTCCGGGCCAGGACGATGGAAATTCTCGCCGGGAACCACACGGTCAAGGCGGCGAGGGAGCTCGGCTGGGATGAAATCGCCGCCACGTTCGTCGAATGCGACGACGACCAGGCCGCCCGCATCGTTCTGGTGGATAACAAGACCAACGACGACGCCGAATATGACCAGGCAGCCCTCGCGGAGCTGCTCCAGGAGCTCCCGGATCTCGACGGCACTGGCTTTTCTGGCGATGAATTCGAGCGGATTCTGGCCGATGTCGGCCCGGAACCGGAGCAGGCTACGGCCGCTGACGACGAATTACCGGCCGCTCCGCCGCCGATTTCCCGGCCCGGAGACGTGTGGGAGCTCGGAGATCACCGCCTGGTCGTCGGCGACGCGACCGATCCGCGGGTCCTGGAGCAGCTCATGGGCGGCGAGCGGGCCGACTGCCTGTGGACCGACCCGCCCTACGGCGTCGACTACGAAGGCGGCACCGAGGAACACCTGAAGATCCAGAACGACGGCGCCGCCGGGCTCGACCTGCTGCTGCTGGACTCGTTCACCGCAGCCCTGGACGTGCTGCGGCCCGGCGCCCCGATCTACGTCGCCCACGCCGACACGCACCGCGTGATCTTCGAGGAAAGCATCCAGCGGGCCGGATACGTGATCCGGCAGAACCTGATCTGGGTGAAAAACGCGATCGTGCTCGGCCATAGCGACTACCAGTACCAGCACGAACCGATCCTGGAGGGCGAGGTCCCGGCAGCAGCGGCCGACGGGAAGGGGAAGGCCCACACGCCGCTGCTGTACGGTTTCGCCCCGGGCGGCGAGGGCAGGCTGGGCCGCGGCGGGCCCCGCTGGTACGGCGCCAATAACGCCTCCACGGTCCTCGAATTCCCGAAGCCACCGGCCTCCCGGGAGCACCCGACGATGAAACCTGTGGCTTTGGTCCAGGCCATGCTCGCGAATTCCTGCCGACCGGGCGGGCTGGTGCTGGACCTGTTCGCGGGCTCTGGCTCGACCCTGATCGCCGCCGACTACCAGCGGCAGCGGGCCCGCCTGGTCGAACTTGATCCGAAATATGCCGACGTGATCTGCGCCCGATGGCAGCGGCACTCCGAGCAGCAGCCGGTCCGCGGCGGGCAGCCCCACGACTTCCTGAAGGATGGTGACGACTGATGGCCAGCACTGCACGGCAGGCCGGTGGTCCAGGCCGCCCGCCGAAGCCCAGGGCCCTGAAGCTCGTCGAGGGGAACCCGGGCAAGCGCCCGGTCGAACCGGAGGTCCCGTTCATCCGGGAAGCACCGCCGAAGCCCTCCGATCTCAGCCCCGATGCTGGCTGGCTGTGGGACCAGGTCAGCGAACAGATGACAACGATCGGGCTGCTCAAACCGCTCGATGCGGCGAGCCTGGAAGTCCTCTGCGAGACGTTCGCCCGCTGGCGTGAAGCCGTCCGCTTCCGGCGCGAGCGAGGCATCATCGGCAAGAACAGCCAGGGCATCGTCAAGGCGTCCTGGGTGACCGCGGAGCAGGAAGCGGGCCGGGAATTCCGTGCCTGGTGCGCCGAGTACGGGCTGACCCCGGCGGCTGAAAAGAACCTCAGCGGCGAAGACGACGGCGCCGGTGGCGACCGTGACAACCCGTTCAGCTAGAGCCCAGGAGCACGACGGCGCCGCCTTCGGGCTCCCGGCAGCAGCGGTTCTGCGGCGGCTGAAGATCAGCCGCGAGGTCGCCTGGTACATGACCAGCCGCGGCATCGAGCTGCCGGACTGCCCGCCGCTGGTCAAGACACCCGAACCGTCCTGGGTAAGCGGAGCAGCGTTCGACCCGGAGCGCGTCGACCGGGTCCTGGCCGCCTTCCACGGCCTGCGCCACACTCAAGGCGACTTCGCCGGGCAGCCGCTGGACCCCGATCCCTGGCAGGTCGCCTACCTGATCGCCCCGGTCTTCGGCTGGGTCCGGCCGGGCGAGCGCGGCGGCTGGGTGCGGATCATCCGCAACGTCACGATGGACGTACCGAGGAAGAACGGCAAGACCACCTTGTGCGGCGGCCTCGCGATCTACCTGACCGCCGGAGACGGCGAAATGGGCGGCCAGGTCATCGCGGCGGCGACCACCAGGGACCAGGCCCGCTACGTTTTCGACCCGATCCGGCAGCTCGCCGAGCGGGCACCGGCGCTGCGCGGCCACGTCAAGGCCCTCCACTCCCGGATCGTTCACCGCCGGACCGGCTCCTACTTCGGAGTCATCAGCTCGAAGGCCGACACGCAGCACGGCGCCAACATCCACGGCGCGGTCATCGACGAGCTCCACGTCCACAAAACACCGGACCTCGTCGAAGCGATCGAGACGGGCACCGGCTCCCGGTCGCAGCCGCTGGTCTTCAAAATCACCACGGCCGACGACGGCAAACCGAACACCATCTACGCCCGCAACCGGCACTACATCGAGCAGCTCGCCCGCGGGATCTTCCGCGACGAATCGACCTACGGCGTGGTGTTCGGCCTGGAGCGAGACGCCGATCCGTTCCTGGAGCGCAACTGGAAGCGGGCGAACCCCGGATACGGGACCAGTCCGACGAAGGAATTCTTCAAGGCCGAAGCGAACAAGGCCCGGAATTCACCCGCCCAGCTCGCCGCCTTCAAGCGCCTGCACCTGGGCATCCGCACCAAACAGACCACCCAGTACATCGATACCCGGGACTGGAAGCTCAACGCCGGACCGCCGATCGACGAAGCCGAGCTGGCCGGGCGGATCTGCTACGGCGGCCTGGACCTCGCCAGCGTTTCGGACCTCACCGCCCTCTGCTGGCTGTTCCCGTTCGAGGACGGCACCCCGGGATACGACGCCATCTGGCGCTACTGGACGCCGGAGGAAAACATCGCGGCCCTCGACGACCGGACCGCGGGCAGCGCCAGCCGCCTGTGGGTCCCGAACGGATGGCTCATCACCACGCCGGGCAACGTCACCGATTACGACTTCATCCGGCAGCAGATCCTGGCCGACGCCGAGACGTTCGAGGTCCAGTCCATCGGATTCGACCGCTGGAACTCCAGCCACCTGGTCAACGAGCTGATGGACGAAGGCATCCCGGTCGTCAAGGTCGGCCAGGGATACATGACCATGAGCCCGGCCCTCAAAGAGGTCCAGCGGCTCGTCAAAATGGGCGCCGGAGGGCGGCCGGGCGACCGCCGCCCCAGGATCCGGCACGGCGGGAACCCCGTCACCCTCTGGAACTTCGACAACCTCGCCGTCGACATGGACCCGGCCGGAAACGTGAAGCCCTCGAAGGCCAACAGCGCCGACAAAATCGACGGCGTCTCCGCCATCTGCGACGCCATGAGCGAAGCGATGGCCGCCCCTGAACCCAAGAAATCAGCATACGAATCCGGCGGCCTGCGAGCCGTATGACCGGCAGGAAGGAGAACCCGATGAACCACTACAGACTCACCACCGGGCAGCGGGTCCTCATCAACCTCCGCAGCGGCGACGGGCTCGTCGGCGTGGTGCGCGAAGTCAACCGCGGCGCAGTGTTCCTCGGCGAGCCCCAGATGTTCCGCGGGCCCAGGGGGGAGAAAGACCGCCTCGACGGCGAGGTCATCGTCCCGGCCGACAACATCGCCTGGCTCCAGGTCGTGGTTTAGCGATGGGATACGGATTCCGCGACGGAGACATCATCAGCCTGGCCAACGACAAGGCCGGAGCCCTGACGATGTCCACGAACCTGCTCGACTACCGCGGCACCGAGCTCGACCCGGAGACGCTGTGGGAAACGCAGCCCGCCGTGCGCACCGTCGTCGACTTCATCACCACGACGATCGCCGGAATCCCCTTCGACCTGTACGAACGGCAGGCCGACGGCGGCCGCACCCGCAACTACCAGCACCGGGTCGCCCGCGCCCTTTCCAAGCCCGGCTACCGGCTCGGGCAAAAGCGCTGGGTCCAGCAACTCCTCCACGACCGGATGGTCCACGACCGATGGGCGGTCATCATCCAGGAACTCGAAGGCGGCGGCCTGGAGCTGATCCGCATGCCAGCCGAGCGGATCACCCTCATCACCGACGGAATCGGCCGCTTCACCGAGCTCGGGATCTGGACCGAGGGCAGCCTGCGCACCCGCCCGCTCGACGATGTGATCTTCGACGTCGGCGTCGGCCCCACGAAGAAGGACCGCAAGCCCGGCCATTCGGTGCTCCGAACCCTCTCCGACCTCGCCCGCGAGCTCGACGGCATGAGCGAATACCGGGCAAACCTGTTCCGAAACTCCGCGATGGTCCCGGCCGTCATCGAGCGCCCGACCGACGCCCCGAAGTGGACCGACGACGCCTGGAAACGCTTTAAAAGCGAATTCTCCACATACCGTGCGGGCGGCGGCAACGCAGGCGGCACCCCGATCCTCGAAGACGGCATGCAGCTCAAGCCCGTCGATGTTTTCAACCCGAAAGACAGCCAGTACATCGAGGTCCGCCAGCTCGCCCTCATCGAAGCCGCGCAGGCCGTCCGCATCCCGCCGGAGCTGGTCGGCGCGAAGGACGGCACCCACAGCAACATCGTGGCGCTGCGCGAGCAGCTGTACGTCGACGTCCTCGGCCCCGAAATCGGATTCTTCGAAGACGCCCTCAACACCGGCCTCGCCGACTACATGGGCCCGGAGCAGTACATCGAAGCGAACATCGCGGTCAAACTCCGCGGCAGCCTCATCGACCGGGCCAAGATCTACCAGACCGCCTCCGGCCGCCCCTGGCTGACCACGAACGAAGTCCGGGCAATGGAAAACAAGCCCGCGATCGAGGGCGGCGACGAACTCGCGACCCCGCTCAACGTCGCCTCCGGCGCCCAGGCTTCACCGACGGACACTGCCCCGGACGACGACGAACGCGACGACGACGACGACGAACTCAAGGCGGTCGGCACCGGCCCAAAAGGGTCCGGCCGTAAGGCGGCCGCCCCGAAGAATAAATGGGCGCCCGTCGACCGGGCCGCCGCCAGGCTCGAACAACAGGCCCTCGAATGGTGGCACCAGGCGGCCAGGAACATCGCCGACTACTTCGGGGTCGACCTCGAAGCCGAGCCCGGCGGCAAGGCCCTGAACAACGACGCGCTGCCCGCCCTCCCGGACCGGGAGGAAACGCTCTGGGAAGCGCAGGTCCTCGCCAACACCCTCCTGACCGCGACCAAAGACGTCGCCGAAGCCGGAGCGAACGTCGTCCTCACCGAATTCAACCCGGATTCCGAAGGCTTCGACATGCAAAAACAGGCCGCCTGGCTTGCGCAGGCAGCCAAGACCAACACCCAGAAACTCGACCAGTGGATCTGGGATGAGCTCGCCAACGTGATGCACGATCCGTCGGCGTGGCAGGAAGGGCTCCGCCGGGCCCTCAACTCCGACGCCGAGGTCCAACGGTGGGCGACCGCGGCAGCGACCGAAGCCGCCAGCTTCGGCGGCCTGGACGCAGCGAAAGCATCCGGCCTCACCCGCAAAACCTGGATCACCGTCAGCAAGAATCCCCGCCCCAGCCACCAGCGCCAGAACGGAATGACCGTCGACCTCGACGATTCCTTCCCGAACGGGCAGCGATACCCCGGCGACTGGTGGGGAGAAATCAACGAAGTAGCCAACTGCAACTGCCGGATGGATTACGGAAAGTAAAGGAATACCAGCCATGCGAACAATGGACTTCAAAGCCGCCGTCCTCGGCGCCGGAGACGGAGATCTGAAGGACGGCGAGATCATCGCCCTGGTTTCCGTTTTCAACAATGTCGACACCTACGGCGACGTCGTCATGCCCGGCGCCTTCAAGGCCGACCTTCAGGAATGGGCAGACCGCGGCGACCCGATCCCGTTTATCTGGGCCCATGACTGGTCCGATCCCTTCGCCCACGTCGGCGTGGTCAAGGCCGCCGATGAAACCGACGACGGGCTCCGGGTCCGAGCCTTCATCTCCCCGGAGGAACGCGAAAGCAACCCGAAGGCCAACCAGGTCTACCGGCTGCTCAAAAACCGGCGCGTAACACAATTCAGCTTCGCGTTCGACGTGATCGAAGGCGGATTCGGCGACCGCGACGGCCGGGAAGTCTTCGAGCTGCGGCAGCTCAAGATCCACGAAGTCGGTCCCTGCCTGCTCGGCGTCAACCAGGAGACGGAGCTCATCGCAGCCAAAGCCGCCCGGCTCGCATCGCAGCCCGGCGACACCGGACCGGAGATGCTCACCCAGCTCAAGGCGGCCAGGGACCACCTCACCGCCATCGTTGCCCGCCAGGAATTCAAGGCGGAGCAGCTCACAGAACCCCTGGCAGAAACCTCTGCCGGGACCGGCAACGGGCAAAAGTCCGACCTTCCAAACACCGGCGACCCGGACCGCGCTCCGGGCGAGGATCCCCGCGAGGATCCACCGATGTCCGCCCGGAAAGGTCTGACCCCGGCCAGCTGCCAACTGCTTGCCGACATCGAGCAGGCACTCACCTAAATCCGAAAGGAAAGACCATGACTGACAAGCCAGAAGATGCGCGGATCGGAATGCTGAAGGAGGTCCGCGACCTCGCAGCGAAGTGCGAAGCCGAGGGCCGCGACTTCACCGACGACGAACGCGCCACCGTTGCGGATCGCTTCGAAAAGATCAAGGCCGCCACCGAGCAGAAGCACCGGGCCGAACGCTCCGCCCGCGAGGTCGCGCAGGTCGAAGAATGGCTCAAGGCCGAAGACGCCGGAGACATGAACGAGGAAGCCCTCCGCGGCACCCGCCTCGGCATGGGCGGCAACCCGCTGAAGTCCCTCGGCCAGTGCTTCGTCCAGGGCGAGCAGTACAAGGCCCTGATGGGCCGCTTCAACGGCGGCCAGATCCCGGAGACAGCGAAGGGTATCCACTCGGACCCGTCGCCCGTCCCGGGCGGCATGAAGGCCCTGCTGACCTCCGGCAGCGGCAGCGGCAGCGACGCCGGAGTGCTGGTCCAGCCGCAGCAGCTCGGCCTCATCCCGTACCCGCAGGTCGACCCGAAGCTGCGCCAGATCATCACGACCGGCACCACCGGCACGGACCGCATCGAATACGCCCAGGTCCTGCCGCTCGGCAGCCCCGGCGTGGTCAACGCGGCCAAGACCGTCGCCGAAGCGACCGGCACGAACGACGGGTCCGGCGTCAAGCCCGAATCCGGCATCGCGTTCAAGAAGGAATCGGCGAACGTGGTCACGGTCGCGCACTGGATGCCCGCAACCAAGCGGGCCCTTTCCGACGCCGCCCAGGTCCGCACCCTCATCGACGAATTCCTGCGCCGCGGCCTGGAGCTGGAGATCGACCGGCTCATCCTGACCGGCAACGAAGCTGCCCCGGTCGGCGACGAGGAATGGAACGGCATCCTCAACACCACCGGCGTCCAGGCCCAGGCATGGGACGGCGACGTCGTGCGCACGATCCGCCGCGCCATCGGCCGGATCACCCGGCTCGGCGCCCCGGTCACCGGCGTGCTGGTCAGCCCGGAGCTGGATGAGGAACTCGACCTGATGCGAGACGCCAACGAGCGGTACTTCTCGAACGGCCCGTTCGGCCAGGGCCCGACAACGATCTGGGGTCGGCCCCGGATCGTGCTGCCGGGACTTTCCGGTCGAAACACCTTCATCCTCGGCGACTTCAGCACCTGCGTGCTGTGGGACCGGGAGCAGGCGTCCATCACGGTCACCGATTCCCACGCCGACTTCTTCATCCGAAACCTGATCGCGATCCTGGCCGAAGCCAGGGCCGCCTTCGGGATCTTCAACCCGAACCTGCTCATCACCGGCACCGAGACGGCGCCGACCCCGTAACGCGAGCAGGGCATGACACCCCGAAGGAGCTACATAGCAATGGCAACTGACCAGGAAATCAAGGCGGCCGAGCAGGACACCATCGAGATCATCGACGGCATCCGCTACCAGAAGGCCGACGCCGAAAAGGTCCGCAAAGCCAAAGCCGCCGAGGGCGACCAGGCCGAGGAAACGAAGCCGGTCACCTCCGGCGACGTCAAGGCCCGCCCCACCACGGCGAACAAGGCCCGGACCACCGCCGACGGCGATAAGTAGCCGATCATGGCCGAGCCGATCCTCCTCGCCGCCCTCACTGACCTCAAGACGCTGCTCGACGGCGAACCGGTCAGCGATGCGGCACTGACGCTCGCCCTGCAACGGGCCAGTGATCGATTCCGCGGGCTGGTGGGCCATCCGGTCCACCTCGTGACCGCAGAGAGGATCTGGCTCGGCGGCGACGGCACCGCGGTGCTGCTGCTGCCCGCCGCACCCGTCACAGACATCACCGTGACGGTCGACGGGCGGCAGCTCACCCCGGCCGACTTCGAGATCGCCCGGCGGCACGGCATCCTGCGCCGCAAGGGCGGCCAGGCCTGGCCCCGCGGGCTGGACAACATCGAGATCGTCTACAGCCACGGATACGAGACGATCCCCGGAATGATCGCCGACGCGGTGCTCGAACACGCGGCGACGCTGGCCCTGGTCCACGCCCACGTCCAGCAGGAATCCGCGGGCAGCATCAGCGCCAGCTACGGCGCCGCAGCGACCATCGGCACCACCCAAAAATGGGCCGACGCCGTCAACGCCTACCGGCTGCGAGGACAGGTATGAGCCTGCCCAAATTCGCCCGCCGCAACACCATCACAATCCAGGACCCCGGCACCCGCACCGTTTACGGCAGCGAGGTCGTCGACTGGGACAATCCCGGCCCGCCCAGGACCGCCCGCGGCATCGCGGTCCCGGCCCGGACCGAGGAAACCGAGGACAACCGGACCAGCATCCGAACCGGCTGGGACGTCTATCTGGAGCCCGGCACCGTCGTCCATTCGAGCTCGAAGCTGACGCTGCCCGACGGGAACGACTACGGCGTGGTCGGCGACCCGGCCGAGCTGCGCAGCCCCAGCGGACGCCTCGACCACATCTACCTCTACGCCGAAAGGTGGACCGGCTGATGGCCGTCGAGAAACTCAAATTCAATAACCGCGGATTCCAGAAACTCCTCAAGGACCGCGCCCTGACCGGCCTGATGATGGCCGAAGCCCGCAAGCTCGCCGCCGAAGCGGGCGACGGATTCGAAGCCGCCCGCAGCTTCTCCCGCACCAGGCGGCCCCGCGTCGGCGTCTACACCGCGACCGACAAGGCCCGCCAGGCAGAAGCGACCGACCGCAGCCTGACCCGCGCCGTCGGCCGACACCCGGCAGCCAGGCGGCGGCGATGACCCCGGCGCCCCTGCTCGCGTTCCCCTCCGCAACCGGATTCGTTATCAACCACCTCGCCGCCGCTGTCAGCCCGGTCCCGGTCAGCAGCCGGGTCCCGGCCGCAAAGGGCCCCTTCGTGCGGGTCCTGCGCACCGGCGGCCCCGCCAGCACCCCGATCCTCGACCCCGCCCAAATCACGCTCGACTGCTACGCCGCCTACGAAGACCAGGCCGAGCAGCTCGCCCAGGATGTGCGGGCCCACCTTCACGCCCTCGAAGGATCCAACGGGATCAAACGGGTCCTCGAATACAGCGGCCCGGCGAACTTCCCCGACCCCAGGACCCCGGACATGCACAGGTTCACATTCACCATCGCGCTGGAGCTGCGCGGCACCCAGGAAGGAACGCCATGAGAATCACCTTCGCCGTCGACCACGTCACCTCGGGCGGCCGCCACTACAAGGCGGGCAGCACCCATGAGGTCAACGACAACGACGCCAGGGCCCTGGTCCACCGCGGCCTGGCCCGCCCGGAAGATTCGGCGACGGCACCCGCCGACGCTGACACCTCGGCCACGGCCGGGACAACAGAGGAATAAGGAGGGCCCACCGTGGCTAAGAACTACGACAACATCCGCGTCTACGGCGACCTGGCCAGCGAGGTTTACCTCGCGCCCAAGGGGAGCACACTGCCGACGGTCATCACCGAGGAACCGGCGGCACCTTTCGATCCGCTCGGCTGGCTGTCCGACGGCGGCATCAACCTCGCCGTCTCCACCGAGATCCAGAAATTCAAGGGATACCAGGGCGGCACCACGGTCCGCGTGAAGGTCACCTCCACGGAGAAAACGATCTCCATGCAGGCCCTGGAGGAAACGCCCGGCGTGACCGAGCTCTACTTCGACCACGGCGCCCCGGTCGTGACCGGCACCGGCGAGACGGCGGTCGCCCGGATCGACCTGCCGGAAAGCATCGGCAACGTCGAGCGCACCGGCATCTTCCGCTTCGTCGACAACGACGTGCAGAAGTGGCTCTGCGCCCCGCTGGTCCAGGTAACGGAGCGGGAAGAAATCCCGCACACCAACGCCGACATGACGATCTACGGATTCAGCCTGGAGATCATCGGCGCCGCCTACCTGCTGACCAACAACCCGGCCTACCTGCTGGGAGCAGCCTAACCGCCGGGCGGCGGGTCGGCGCTTTCCGTGGCGGTTCTGCCGACCGGCCGCCCTCCCAAACTTCACGCCACGAACCGCCACACCATCTTTGAGAGGAAACCGCCATGACACCCACACCAGACAAGGCCGCCGCCAAACGGTCCGCAGCCGAGCGCCGCAGCGCCATCCCGGCCGATGTGAAACAGCCCAGCGACCACCGGCCGCCGCAGGACGATGTCGACGGCCCGCCGGACCTTCACCTCGTCTGGCACGGCAACGAGTACGACATCCCCGGCGAGAACCTCGACGACGTCGAGGTCCTCGAATACCTCACGGATGACAACTTCGTCGGCGCCTTGCGCCTGATGCTCGGCGATAAGGGCTGGGCCGATTACAAGGCGAACGAGCGCAACGACCGAGGGAAGGTTACCGCTTCCGGCGCCGCCGAATTCCTCAACCACATCCTCACGGTGGGTGACCGAAAAAACTAGCGAGCCTCGCGTACCTGCTCAAGCACTTCGGCGACGCCGTCGAAGCCGACCTCATGCGCTTTTACCAGGTCGATCTGCCGGGCATGTACCGAGGGAAGTACAGCGCCCGGCAGATTTCGATCTTCGTGAAGTACCTGCCCAGGGGAGCGCAGACCTGGCAGCTCCTCGGCGGGCCGCAGGCGATCACCCAGGAAACCGAGGACCTCTGGATCGTCGCGCACCTGCTCAGCGGCATCGCCTGGCAGAACGCAGGCAGTAAAGGGCAGCCGCCGAAGCCCCGCGAGTACCCCAAGGGAGTCCTCGAACAGCGGGCCGAGATGAACCGCATGCTCAGCCAGGCCGAAGCGTTCCGGCGCAAACACCACAAATAACCCGGGAAGGGAGGACCAATGGCAACACCTTCAGGCGTGGAGCTGGCGACCGCCTACGTTTCGGTCATCCCTTCCCTCAAGGGCAGCAAGACCACGATCGCGAAAGAGCTCGGCGCCAAAGCCGACCCGGCAGCCGAGCGGGCCGGGAAATCCGCAGGCGAGAAATTCACCAGCGGGCTCAAGACCGGCATCGGCAAGGTCGGCCAGGTCCTCAAGCTCGGGGTCCTGGCCGGTGGAGCCGCGGTCGCCGCCGCCGGAGTGGTCGGTATCAAGACCGCCGCCGAGATGGAGACGGCGAACATCGCGTTCACGACGATGCTCGGATCCGCCGAGGAAGCAAAGAAATTCCTCGGCGACCTCTCCAGCTTCGCGGCGAAAACGCCGTTCGACCTTCCCGGCCTCCAGCGCAGCGCCCAGTCCCTGGTTTCGATCGGCATCGAATCGGACAAAGTGATCCCGATCATGACCACGCTCGGCAACGTGACCAGCGGCATGGGCACCGGCGCCGAAGGCGTGCAGCGGGCGACCACGGCGATCCAGCAGATGAACGCCGCCGGGAAGATCTCGGCCGAGGACCTTAACCAGCTCCGCGACGCAGGCGTCCCGGTCTTCGACCTGCTCACGGCGGCCACCGGCAAGACCACGGAAGAGATCGCCGAGATGGCGAACAAGGGCAAGCTGGGCAAGGAAGAACTCGAACAGCTCATGTCGGCCCTGGAGTCCGGCAAGGGACTCGAGAAATTCAACGGCATGATGGAGAAGCAGTCCACGAGCCTCACCGGCCTCTGGTCCACGCTTCAGGACACCTTCAGCGTTGGCATGGCCGAAGCGATCCAGCCCTTCATCCCGGCCCTCAAGGAAGGGCTCGGCGGCGCCATCACCTTTATCGCCGACCTGCTCCCGAAGGTCCAGACCGGGATCACGGAATTTATCGGCGGCATCGAAGCCTTCGGCGCGTCCTGGGCATACAACGACGGCGAGGTCACCAGCTCAGGCTTCCCCGGATTCATGGAGAGGCTCGCCTACGCCATCCGGCAGGCGGTCGACCGCGCCGTCGAATTCGGCCGCTGGCTGGATGAGAACAAAGGGACCATCGCCGCGGTCGCCGCGGTTATCGGCACCCTCCTGATTCCCGTTTTCATCCGGGCCGGAGTGCAGGCAACGATCTCCGGCGTGAAGCAGGTCGCCGCCTGGGCCGCGAGCAGCGGCGGAGCGATCAAAACCGCCGCGGTCTACGTGATCCAGAGCTACAAGATCATCGGCGCCTGGGTCGCCCAGGGAGCAGCCGCGATCAAGTCCGGCGCCCAGACCGCAGCGATCTGGCTGATGTACCGGCTCGACGCCATCAAGGCCGCCGGAGTCTACGCCGCGCAGTCCGCCCGGATCGCTGCCGCCTGGGCGGTCCAGTCCGCGGCCGCCATCGGCTCCGGCATCAAGCAGGGAGCAGTCTGGACCGGCACGATGATCCGCAGCGCCGTCACCGGAGCCGCGACCTTCGTGGTCCAGGCCGCCCGCGTCGTCGGCGGCTGGGCCCTCATGGGAGTGCAGTCGCTCATCCACGCCGCGAGGATGGCCGCCGCCTGGTTCATCGCGCTCGGCCCGATCGGCTGGATCACCGCAGCCGTCATCGGCATCGCCATTCTCGTGATCGCAAACTGGGAAAAAATAAAAGCGTTCACGATCGCGATTTTCACGAACGTGGCGAATTTCGCCCGCGACACCTGGGCAAATATTCAGAAATGGATAACCGGCGCGATCGAATATGCCCGAGCCTGGATCAACCAAAAGATCCTCTGGATAAAGGCAGCCTGGCACCTGGTCTGGACGACCGTGAAAAATAAGGCCGTCGAAATTTGGACCGGAATACGAAATACAATAACCGGCGCCATCGAATCGGTCCGAGCCTGGATCGACCAAAAAGTCCAGTGGATCCGCGCAGCCTGGGCCCTGGCCTGGGGAATTATCCGCGATAAAGCGACCGCGATCTGGACCGGAATAAAGGATTCAATTTCCAACGTCTGGCGGCTCGGACTGAAGCCGATTTGGGACACGATCATGCGCGTCATAACGGAGGACGTGCCTGACGCCTTCCGAAAAGGCGTCGATTTCGTGAAGGAAATCTGGTCCGGGATAAAGGCGATCGCCAAAAAACCAATTTCTTTCATCATCGACACGGTCCTGAATAAAGGGCTCATCGGCGCGTACAACACCGTCGCCGACTGGCTAAAGATCGGGAAGATCGACGAAATCAAAATCCCCGGATTCGCCCGCGGCGGCATCCTGCCCGGCTACGAGAGCCGGAAGCGGGACACCGTCCTTACCCCGATGCGGGCGGGCGAGGGAGTCCTGGTGCCGGAGGTCGTCAAGGGCATCGGCGCCGCGACCGTTCACGCGCTCAACGCCGCAGGTAACCGCGGTGGAGTCGCCGCGGTCCGGGCCCTGCTGCATCCGGGCCGGGCGAAGGGCGGGCTCATCCACCCGATGGCCGGGCCCTACACCGTCAGCTCCGGCTACGGGCCCCGCGCCGACGTCGGCTTCCATGACGGCCTGGACTTCGCTGCGCCGACCGGCACCCGGGTCCTGGCCGCCGCAGCAGGCCGGGCACTGGCAGCCGGATGGGGAGCAGGCGGTGCGGGCAACATGGTCAAGCTTGCCCACGGCGGCGGGCTCGAAACGCTCTACTACCACCTCAGCCGGGTCGCGATCCGCGCCGGGCGCCAGGTCCGCGCCGGAGAGCTCATCGGCAACGTCGGCTCGACCGGCAACAGCACCGGCCCGCACCTGCACTTCACGGTGCGCCAGGGCGGCGCCCACGTCAACCCGGCCAGCTTCCTCTCCGGCAAGCTCGGCACCGGCGACGGCGGCGGCGGCGGATTCTTCAACCCGTTCGGCAAGCTGATCGCCTGGGCGAAAGAGAAGATCACGGCAGCGTTCCCGCAGGCCGGGAAGTTCGTCGACCTCGCCGCGGCGACCGGCACGAAGCTCATCAGCTCCGGCATCGAATGGGCGAAGAAGAAGATCGCCTCGCTCACCGACTGGCTGCGGCCCGACGCCGGGCGGCGCAACACCTCGGCCGGGCCGCTGGCCCCGCTGCCCGGCGAAGCCCCCTGGCAGGCATCGCTGTCGAAAGACATCCGGGCCGCCCGCGGCCTGAACGTCAAGCCGAGCCCGGAGGTGCTGCGCAACTGGTCGATGGGCGACGCGGTCAACACCTGGGACCAGCTCAGCTCGCTGCGGATCCGCCAGGGCAGCACCGACCCGCTCGCGACGGCCCAGGAAATGAGCATGGGCACGGGCATCCTCGGCAGGGCACTGGAGGACGGCGGCATCCTCCTCAACAAGGACTACCTGCACCATTCCAGCGCTGACCGGCGGGCGACCGCGCTGCACGAACTCGGCCACGTCCTCGGGCTGCCCCACACAAACCGGGCATCGATCATGCAGCCGGTCATCCGCAACCACCACAACCCCACGCCCTTTGACACCGAGAACCTGCGCCGCCTCTACCCCACGATCTACGACGGCGGCGGCTGGCTGGAGAACTACGGCGGCCCGCAGCTCATCGACCACCAGGCACGGAAGCCCGACGCCATCCTGACCGACGGGCAATGGGACACCATGCGCACGATCGCGGCCAACAGCGCCACCGGCGGCGACACCTACCACCTCCATAACGTGCCGATGGACCACGCCGAAGAAGTGGCCCAGGCAATCATGTTCGAGCGCCGCCGGGTCGCCCGCGGCGGGAAATACTCAGGAGCCCGGCGATGATCCTCAGCGACGGCGACCTCGAACTCGACGGATACCCGATCGGCCAGGACTGGCCCGTGTTCGCCGAGGGACTCGACCCCGGACACCCGGAGGTCCGAACCCAGGATGCGGATAACCCGGTCGGCGACGGCCGCCTGTTCGGCCGGGACTTCCTGACCGGGCCGACCTGGACCCTCGACCTCGTCGTCAACACCGGCAGCAGCGCCGAAGCCCGCCAGGTCCTCGGCGAGCTCGCCCGGCGCTGGCGGGCGGCCAGGACCGTGGCAGGAAAAGAATCCGTGCTGCGCTACCGGATCGGCGGCGAGACACGCCTGGTCTACGGGCGGCCCCGGAACCTCGCACCCGACCCGGCCGGAATCGAGTCCGGCGCGATCACGGTCACCGGCACGTTCGTGTGCAGCGACCACCTCCAGTACGGCGACGACTTGAGGGTCCTGGCCCAGCTCAAGCTCATCCCGCCGCCGACCGGCGGATTCGTCGCCCCGTTCACCGCGCCGATTGTGACCGCTTCGACCGGCGAGCTCCAGGGGGTCATCGCCGACGTCGGCGGCAACGCCCCGGCCCCGTTCACCGCCAGGATCAAGGGCCCGGTCACGAACCCGTACCTGACCGGCGACGGCTGGCGGATCGAGCTGCGCACCACGCTCGCCCATGACGAAACCGTGACCATCGACACCCGGAAAAACACGGTCATCAGCAACCTGCGCGGCTCGCTCGGCGGAACCCTGACCAGGTACTCGCGGCTCGCCGCAGCCCGGCTGCTGCCCGGCCCGGACCGCGTCAGCTTCGGCGGCACCGACGCGACCGGCACCGCGACCGCAAACATCACCTGGCGCCCCGCCTTCGACGGATTCTAAGGAGAACAACAGCATGGCACTCGATCCCGTCCCCTGGATGATCGGCGGCGGCGAAGCCGTCCACTCGGCCGACGTCGCCCGGTCCGCCCTGTATTCGGTCAACGGCGGCGCCAATGGCATCACCCGCCCCGGAGACTTCCGCTGCACCGCCCTGCCCGTCCCGGGCGCCGCCGTGCGCATCGGCCCCGGCGGCGGCACGTTCGACAACCGCTACCCCGGCGGCGCGGGCCAGTCCTACAGCGCCAGGGCGGGCGAGAGCACCGACGTGCCGGTCGCCGCGACGGGCTCCAGCGGCGCCGCCGTGAAGTACGTCATCCTGCGCATCGACGACCCGCAGTACGGCGGCCAGGCGACCGGGCCGACCGGCCCCTATGTCCGCGCCGAGATCGTCACCAGCATCAGCAACCTCGCGTACCCATTCATCGAGCTCGCCCGGATCAATCAGCCCGCCAACACCGCCACGATCACGCAGAGCATGATTACCGACCTCCGCCAGGTCGCCAGGCCCCGGATCAAAACCGAGATGCGCACCCTCTCCGTGGTCACCGGCCAGGAAGACGTGCTCAATGTGACCAGCAACTATCCCGACGGCGGCGAGACATGGCCCGAAGCCGCCGAGAACGCCTGGTCGTTCCTCGACATTCCGAGTTGGGCGACGCGCTGCAAAATCATCATGCACTGGTCCGGCGTCGTCGCGCCCGGCGGCGACACCTGGGGGTGGGCATGGGTCCAGGTCGGCTACAGCGTGAACCCGGACAACTTCAAAACCCAGGGAGTCTTTTACGACACCACCGGGATCCCGAACCGCTCCCGCATCCACCTCATGGCCGCCGACGAAAAAGCGATCCCGGCTGCGCTGCGCGGCGGAGCGCATAAGTTCTACCCGCGGGCCAACGTGCTCGGCGGCCCGACCGCAGCCCGCCTGAAGCTCGACGCCGGGAGCACGATGGCCCTCCACGTCGAATTCATGGAACGGCCGGACTGATGAGCTGGCGCTTCCTTGCCACCAGGCTCAACGGCGACGGCACGGAAACGGTCCTCGATTACGACATCCCGCTCACCGGCGCCGAGATCACCGAAGACCTGTCCGGGCCCGGCGGCATCACCGGCAAGATCACCCCGGAGATCGCCCGGCTCACCGTCAACGGCCGCCGCCCGCTGTTTGAACCCTGGTCCACCGCGATCTACGCCGAGACAAACGGAGTGATCCGGGCCGGAGCGATCCTCGCCGAGATGAACGAGAACGGCGCCGACCTGGAGCTCGACTGCGTCGGATTCAGCGGATACCCGACCGGGCAGCCCTACACCGGCGCCCGCTCCATGATCGGCACCGACCCCCTGGATGAAGCCCGGCACATTTGGGAGCACCTCCAGTCGCAGCCCGGCGGGAACCTCGGCCTGGTCCTCGACGACACGATCAGCCCCGTCCGGCTCGGCATCCCGGAGGACCCCAGGCTGACGTCGGCCAGGACCGGCGAGCACAAAGCGAGGACCGCCTACGAAGCCGACAAGGCGACCCGGATCAAACTGGACAACGCCGTGAAGGACGGCGAGACGGACGTCCTCAACGCCGAGAAATCGATCTTCGGCGCCGCCGGAGTGACGTGGGCCGAGGACAGCCGGATCATCGAACAGTCCTCGGCGCCGACCGGATCCGGCGCCGACGTGAACAACATCTGGATCGATAAGGACGACGGGAAGGTCTACAAGTACAGCGGCGGCAAGTGGGTCGTCCTGTCGACGGCGACGGCCACCGCGGTCAAGTCCCGCCAGGCCATCTGGGAGAAAACGAAGCTCACCCTGGTCGAGCTGAAGAAAGACCGCGACGCCGCCAAAACCGTCGAAGCGAGATCGAAAGACGTCTGGGACAAAGCGAAACAGGCCCTCCAGGACCAGGCCGGTGGCGAGGCACAGCCCTACGTCCTCGGCTACTGGGAGACGCATGACCTCGGCCAGAGCTTCGATGACCTCGCGGCCGAGACACCGTTCGATTACCGGGTCGTCCACTCCTGGGCGGGCGACCAGATCGTCCACCGGATGGTCCTCGGATACCCGCAGCTCGGCGCCCGCCGACCGAACCTGCGCTTCATGACCGGCGAGAACATCATGGCCGCGCAGACGATCGAATACAGCGGCGCCGGGTACGCCAGCCAGGTCCTCGTCCTCGGCGCCGGAGAGGGCCGGGCAATGGTCCGGGCCATGTCCACCGCGGGTACGACGGGCCGCCTGCGCCGGGTCGCCGTTGTCAGCAACAAAGCGCTCCCCAACTCCGCGGCGGCCCGCAAGCTCGCCGAGCAGGAAGTGAAGCTGCGCTCCGGCGCCGTCGACTTCGGCGACGACATCGTGGTCCGGGATCACCCGAACGCGCCGCTGGGATCTTACGGGCCGGGAGACGAAATTCTCATCCAGTCCGACGGCAGCGGCTGGACCGGGCAGCTCGCGATCTGGTGCCGGGTCCTGACCATCACGATCGACACCGCCCAGGACACTGCGACGCTCACCGTGGCCAGGGCGGAGGAAGTGAGCTGACCGCATGAGCGCGATCCGCGACCTCGCCGCCCGGCTGGAACGACTGGAGTACGCCGAGCGGGCCAGGAACAAGCCGCAGCTTCACGCCAGCAGTATCGAGGATGGCGCGATCACCGAGTACGACCGCGACGGGAACCTCACGGCGACGATCGGCCGCCAGTACGACGGCACCCACGGCATCACGGTCCAGACCGGGCCGATCCCGCCGACCGCGACCCGGCCGATCCTCACCCCGGGCCGGAACCAACTGACCGCCCGCTGGGACGGCATCTTCATGGGAACCAACGGCGCCCCGGACATCCTCGTCGTCGCCCCGATGGACTTCTCCCGGGTCGAGGTCCATGCCAGCACGGCGGCCCCGGACTTCGAGCCGACCTCCGAGACACTGGTCGGCACGATCGAGACACCCCGTGGCGGCGACGTCGTCATCACGCCCTGCCCCGGCGGCCCCTGGTATGTCCGCTTCCTCACCCGCAGCCTGGCCGGGAAAGCGAGCCCGGCGTCCTTCGCCGCGGCAGCGACCCCGCTGACCGAGGGCAGCATCGTCCTCGACCGGATCGACGCAGCCGAGACGGCGATCGTCAACGCGGGCGACATCATGCTCGGCCCCGATGAGCTGCCGCTGGGAGAAAAGCTCGAACTTACCGACCAGGAGGTCAACGGGCTGAGCGGGCGGCTGGATAACGAGATCGTCCCGGCCATCAACGCCGCCGCGGCGAGCCCGGTCACCGACGCCCGGCTGGCCGAAGGATCACTGACCGTCTGGCCCTTCGCGCCCAACACGATCCCGGCCGGAACCATCGGCAGCACCGAGCTGGAGGACTTCAGCATCCTCGTCACCAAGCTCAGAACAGACCGGCACCACCTCTACTGAAACGGAGCACCCGCTATGTCGGCAGCACGCAAAAACAGGAAACTCGAAAAGCAGATCGCCGGGATCGTCGACGACGTGATCGTGTCCAGGTTCGGGCACTTCCTCGACGATCTGACCTTCAGGATCGGCCAGGCATACGACGTCGCCGGGCGGGCCGCCGGGAGCAGCTCCGGCAAGGTTTACGCCGAGGACCTGAACCTTCTCAACCGGCACCAGATGACCGGCTACGCCGTGGCGAACAACACGCCGAGCGCCGGGTCCGTGGCCTGGACTGACGTCAACATCGTCTACGCGGGCCAGAAGTACACGCTGACCAACGGCAACACCTCGAACAAATACCTTTACTGGTCGCCGACCACGACGCCGACGACGATGCTGACCTCGAACACTAAGCCGACCCTGGCGCCGGGCGAGGTGCTGCTGTTCACGAACAACGCCGGAACGCACACCGTGATGCTTTCGGACACGAACCAATCCCTGCCGCAGCTCGTCTCGAACAACGCCGTCGACCGCGGAGCGATCCTGGCCAACGCTGTCGGCACCGTCGAAATTGAGAACGGCGCGGTCACGAAAGACATCCTCGGCGCCGGAGCAGTAGTCGCCGGGAAGGTCGCGGCCGGAGCGATCAACGCCCAGGACCAGATCGCCTCGGGCATGGTTTCCTCCACGGCCCTCGCGGGCGGCGCCGTCGTCGCGGGCAAGATCGCCAGCGGCGCGATCAACAACTCCAACGTCTTCCAGGCCGGAATCGTCAACACCGCAGCCATCGGAGACAACCAAATCCTGGCCGCCAAGATCGCGTCCGGGCAGGTCACCGCTGGCAAGCTCGGCACCGGAGCGATCAACAGCTCAACAAACTTCGCCGCCGACGTCGTCGACACCGCCGCGATCAAGCCCGGCAACGTGACCTCCGCCTCGCTCGGCACCGGCGCGGTCACGGCCGGGAAGATCGGCACCGGAGCGATCAACGCCTCAACCCTGTTCACGGCCAACGTGGTCGACACCGCCGCGATCAAGGGCGGCGCCGTCACTTCGACCGAGCTCGGACCGAACGCCGTGATCGCCGGGAAGGTCGCCGCCGGAGCGATCAACAGCGCAGGCATCCTCGCGGCCGGGGTGGTCGGCACCGCAGCGATCGAGCCCGGAGCAGTGGATGCGCAGCGCCTGAACGTGATGAAGCACTTCATCTTCTAGCCCGGCGGGAGCCCCCGATGTCTAACATCCTCACCAGCAACTCGCCCGCGCCCGGATCAATCGCCTGGCGGGAATTCACGCATACCTTCGGCGAGACAAAAACCGTGTTCCCGGCCGGGAGCACGAACAAGAAACTGGTCTACCGGCGCGGCAGCTCGACGACGCTCACGGCGGCCGACGCGCTGCCCGGCGACTGGAAAGACGACGACGTCCTGTTCTTTGCGAACCGCGATGGCTTCGCGATCAACGCGACGTCGGCGACCGGCCTGTTTGGTGACCTCATCGTGCCGGGAACGATTATTAGCCAGAACCTCGCGACCGGCGCGGTCAAGGCGAGTCACATCGACGCCGACGCCGTGACGGCCGACGCGATCGGCGCCGGGCAGATTTACGGCGAGCACATCAGCGCCGGAGCGATCAGCACCTCGAAGCTTTCGGTCGGCACCGTCTCGGACAACCTGGTGGCGAACGGATCGTTCGAGGACATCGTCGACGGGCAGATCGAAGGCTGGACCGCGACGGCCACCTCGAATGGCACGATCACCCCGGTCAGCGGCACCGGCGTCACCGCTTCGGGCGCCGTTGCGATCCGGCTCCAGGCGACCAGCACGGCGGCGAACCTGCGCATGCGCCAGACCCCGGACAAGTTCATCCCGGTCACGAACATCAGCAACAAGCGCTGGTACTTCTCGGTCCGGGCCGGAGCAGCGGCGACCACCACGTCAGGCTTCTATTTCCGGGTCCTCTGGATGGATGCCAACAAGGTCCAGCTCACCACCGGCACCACGCAGAACGACATCGCCGGGAACGTCGGCCTCTCGACCACGTACACCGTGCGTGAGGGCCAGCTCACGCCGCCCGCGGGAGCCAGGTACGCCTGCGTGGAAATCATCGTGACGAACCTGAACGTCGCGACTTCGATCTTCATCGACGAAGTCAACAGCCAGGAAGTCACGGTCGGCGCCCAGATCCAGGACAGCGGCATCACCACGGCGAAGCTGGCCACCGGCGCCGTCGTGGCAGACAAGGTCGCCGCCGGAGCGATCACCACCGCCAAGCTCTCGGTCGGCGACTTCACGAATCTGCTCGATAACCCGGACTTCCTCCACGGCAAAACCAGCTGGTCCGGCTCCGGCGTGGTTGAGGTCCGCGCAGGCGAGCCCAACGTCCTGAAAGTCACGACGGCGGCATCGGGAAACAATGACCAGGGAAACGCCTACACACTGATGTTCCCCGCCGAGGGCGAGGAATTCTACGGCGAGATCGAAGTCTTCGGAGCAGCCACGAACGTGGGCGGCGGCGGCCCGAACATCCACATGACCGTGCGCCGCAACGACGGAACCAACACCTGGCCCTCATTCCAATCGACGACCCGCGCAGCGGTCCAGGGCCAATGGACGAAACTGTCCGGCATCATCACGATCCCAGCCAACGTCGAATGGGCGAAATTCGAACCCGCCGTTTCCTATGCGGCCGACGCCGTCGGGAACGTCTACTACTTCCGCAACCCGCGGCTGCGCCGGATGGCGGCCGGGCAGCTCATCGTCGACGGAGCGATCCTGGCCCGGCACATCACCGCGAGCGAAAGCATGTGGGCGAAGGTCCTCGGCGCCCATAAGATCACCGCCAACGAGATCGACACGGTGAGCCTGACCGCCAGCACCGCGTTCATCACCGACCTCGAAGCGAAGATCATCACGGCCACCGCGTTTCAAGGTAAGACGTTCACCGGCGGAACATTCACCGGCGCCCTGCTCCAGACCGACACCGACCCGAAGCTCGGCGTGAAGGTCGGCGCCGAGGGAATCCAAGCGTTCGACTCCCGGCCAGCGTTCGTCAGCGAAACCGGGCAGATCACCTCGAACCCCAACTACCAGGCCAGGACGTTCTACGTGGACCCGTCCTCGGGCAACGTCTACATCACCGGCACGATGACGGCGACCTCCAAGGTCAAGACCACCGACGGCGCGACGACGACAGACAAGGGCGACGTGACCGTCACGGTCGGCCCCGATGCGATCCGCGGCGGTCCGATGGGCTCCTTCACGGTCCTCGGCATGCCCGGCATCCGCTGGTCGAATATCAGCAGCACCATGCTGGCCGCGGCCGGGATCGGCGGTGACGGCGAGGGGAACCTGGTCCTGGCCTCCGGCGGCGCGGTCAACGACGCACGAAAGAGCCTGCGCCTCACCCCGTGGGGAGCCGAGATGTACGGCTCCATCGACCTGATGGAGGGCAACAACCTGTACCTGAACGACGGGCACCTTTGGATGATGGGCTCCGGCAACGCGATCATCGACGGCGGGAAACTGCTCTTCAACCGGGACCACACCGGCGCCCTCGGATCCAACTGGATCCAATCGAATTTTCCGGTCCGGTTTAGCGGACTCAACACGTCCGCGCTTCAGACCGTCTACGCCGCGAACTACGAATCGTCCGGGCACGTTCACGTCCTGACCGGAAGCGGCATGGCCCGCCTGGTCGGGAACAACAGCGGCGGCAACAACTGGATCTCGCTGCTGCGCGATGACCAGACCGGAGGGCTCGCCGGGCTCCGCCGCTGGTCCGGGAACAATGGCACCGGATTCAACGCGATGCCGGTCTATGACCTGACGACGGCCAGCGCAGCCAACGTCAACATTTCCTCCGGCGGCTGGCTCCAACGGTCGACGTCGGCCAGGAAATACAAGCAAGACATTCAGCCCGTCGACCCGGCGGTCTACGAGGACAACCTGCTGGCCTTGCAGCCGCGGTCCTGGATCGATAAGGGCGAGGCAGCCGCCGTCGCCGAATACAACCGCCGGATCGCGGAAGGCGAGCCCGTCGTCGACCCGGACACCGGCGAACCGCTGACGGCGGCGCCCTACGAGCTACAGCGGTACTACGGCTACATCGCCGAGGAAGTCCTGGCCGCCGGGAAGCTCGGCTGGGCGGTCACCCGGCACGACGTGACCGGCGAGGTCGAAGGGCTCGCTTATGACCGGCTGGCCGCCGCCGTCATCCCGATCGTCTCCAAATACCGGACCAGGCTGCGCAACCTCGAAACCGCAGCGAACCAGCGCGTGAGCGCTCTCGAAACCAGAGTCACCAATCTGGAAAACCGGCTGAAGGCAGCCGGGATCCCGTAACCGAAAGGAACCGCCATGCCCGAACAGAACCAGGCCGAGCGCATCATCAACCGGCAGCTCCAGCAGAACGCCTCGCTGCAATTCCAGCTCCTGGTCATCCAGGACGAACTCGAACAGGCGCAGGCCGAGAACGAGCAGCTCCGGGCCCAGGTCGCCGAGCTGCAAAACGAGGACCAGGCAGCAAGGGAACCGGCGTGATCGCGGCCGCAGTGCTCCAGGCGGCAGCCTTCGGATTCGCCCTCGACGCCGTGCGGATCGACCTCGTCGACATCACAGCGAGCGGGCTGCTGGCCCTCGCAATCCTGCTGCTTTTCTTCGGCAAGCTCCACACGGACAACGCCTACCGGACGCTCGAACGCGCCTACCTGGCCCAAGCGAGCGCCGCCGAAAAGCTGCGCGACGTCAGCGAGGTCCAGGCGACGACGATCCAAAAGCAACTCATCATCAGCGAGATCGTGTCCCGGACCATCGCCGACCCGCGACTCAAACCGGAGGACACGTGAGCCGACTACGCCGCGCCCAAGACGCCGAGCGGGCCGCGATCCGGGCCGAGCTCGAAGCCGAGAAAGACCGGCGCCAGGCCCGGCAGCTCGCCCGGATCGCCGACCGGGTCGCCGACTACTACGCAAGCCACGCTGACGAATTCACCGAAGCAATCGAAGCCGCAATAGGAGGAAGGAGGAACCGCCGTGATTGACATCATCCTGCCAGCAGCCCTCGCCGCGGCCTGCCTGCTCGTGACGCTTTTCTACGGGATCGGCAGCCCGTGGTGGCGCTCGACGACGGGCCAGAGCCTGCTCGCGATGCTCGCCTCGATGACCCTCGTCACCGTGCTGACCGTCCTGGCCCGGCTCGGCATTTACGGCAACGCCTACGGCCGGACCGCGATCGTCCTGATGACCTGCGCCGTCCTCGGCGTCGGCCTCAACATGGCCGTCCTGCAATACGAAGGACGGAAACGGAACCGGCGGCAGCGGCGCCGGGCGCCGAGGGAGGACTGACCAATGGCCACCGGATACTACCTGCTCGACCGCACAAACCGCGTCCTTCAATACACGTACCCGCGCCGCGGCGGTTTCAAACCGTCCGGCACGATTATCGTCCACACCGCCGAAAACGCGATGGACCTCAGCGGCCCGGATGACAGCGCCGAGAACGTCGCCGCCAACATTGCGAACCGCAGCGATTACGGGTCCTACCACCGGCTGGTGGACGCCGATTCGATCGTGAAGCTGGCCCCGTTTTGGTACGAGACGTGGCAGGACTCCGAGACAAACAACTGGGCCATCGGGATCAGCGCCGCGGTCCAGGCCGCCCGCTGGCTCGACATCGAATCCGCCCGGCGCGACCGGATCTACCGGAACCTTGCCAGGGCGGCGGCCGAAGCCGTGACATGGCTCAAGGGCGAGGGCATCGACGTCCCGATCAAGCGGATCACCGGCGCCCAGGCGAGGGCCCGGCAGCCAGGATTCTGCGCCCACGGCGACTCCGGGATAGCCCGCAGCGACCCCGGCCGGGACTTCGACTGGAACCTGTTTTTTTACTACGTGCGCCAGGAGCTCGGCACCGCGACCGTCACGGCGGCAGCACCGGCGGCGCCCCTGGACCCCTTCGACGAACTCATGGAGCAGATCATGACCTGGTACAAAACGAAAGCGGAATTCGAGGAAGCACTCAGGACCCTGCCCTGGACGTACCAGGGCCAGAAGCCCGGCGGGAAGAAGGGCGAAAAGGACCCGCGAGACGCCTACAGCTACCTGCGGAATATGCCGTACCTGGTGTGGGCATGGAAGCTCGCCTCGCGGGCTGCGGGCAGCGCAGGCAAAACCTACCAGGCGGCGAGCTACCTGGTGGTCACGAACGCCAACAGCCACGCCAACAAGACGACGCTCGGCAAGGTCGTGACGGCGCTGGCCGGGATCGCTTCGAACACCAAGGCGACCGCCAACGAGCTGCGGCAGCAGCTCCGCGCCGCCTTCAACGGGCTCGACTTCGACGTCACGGCGACGCTGAAGGAAACCGACGCCGACGCCGGGACCGACCAGGCGAAGTGAAGGGAGCACGATCATGGCAGCGACCCAAACGAACTATCCGTGGCGGGCGACCCTGCGAACGGCGGTAGCCTTCGTCGTCGCGGTGGCGGCAGCGATGCCCCTTGTCTACGCCGCCGTGACGCTCCAGGACCCGGCGACGGCGACCGGCGCGGCCGCGGTGGTCCTGGCGGTTTCCGGCGCCGTGACCAGGGTGATGGCGGCCCCGGCCGTCGACGCGATCATCCGGCAGTTCCTGCCCTGGCTGGCCCCTGACCCGGCCAGGACCGCCGACGGCGAGACGGAGCAGCCCGACTACGAAATCTGAGCGCATAGCAAAGGGCCCGCATGATCTCCCCATCACGCGGGCCCTTCATTTGCGAGCATACTACTCGCCTTCGATTTTCACCTTCCGGGCGAAATTCCAGTCATCGATTGTGGACTTGTACCAGGCGGGCGACCGGCCGATCCTGAAGTCCGGCTCCGGCAGCTTTCCCCGGTAGGACCATTGGCGGAGCAGGTTCTGCGAGACGCCGGTCAAGGCTTCGATCTCCAGGTACGTGACCAGCTCGACGGGCTGCTTTTTCGCGGCCATTGTTCAGCCCTCCACGTTTTCGTTGTTCCAGTCCAGGATCCAGGCGTAGGTCCCGTCGAACAGCTCGGTCCATTCGGGGCCCTCCGGGCAGGATTCCCAGCCGGAGCTGGCGAGCTCGTCCTCGCCGCAGCCGATCTCCAGGCAGAGGGCCCAGCGGTGGAGCTCGGCGACGGCGGCCTCGGGCAGGTTGTGACCGGCGACGCGGGTCTGGCAAACAGAATCGTCGACCCAGTCGACGGTGGCGGTGATAGTGAACATTAGGTGAACCTTTCGAGTAGAGCGGGAGCGGGAGCGGGAGGTTTTAGTCGTCGAGGTCGGTGACCAGGTAGCCGGTGGCGACCCGGCGAACACCGAACGAGTAGCAGACATCCTCGGCGCAATCCTGGAGGTTCAGAGCTTCGGCGCGAGTGGCGACCAGCAGCTCGCCGTCCTTGCGTACCCGGCGGATCATTTCGGCGATTTCGGTGGAGGTTTTCATTTCGGTTTCCTTTGGTTCGGAGCGGGTCGTGCCTACCCCTAAAGTGTAACACGACGTTACGGCCGGTGGATAATTCAGGACGGCCGAAGGGCCCCGCCGGAGCAGGGCCCCTGATCGCTAATTGCGCTTAGCGAGGTTCTCAGCGATGCGCGGATCGCCGGGCTGAAATACCGGCTTGTGCTTGCGGAACACGCCGCTCGACAGGATCGCAAGATAGCCGCCGCAGGCCGGGCAGGTGCTGTAGCGGAGCGGGTCGCCGTTGGCGTCCTTGGTGGCGGCCGGGACCACGTTAGGGCACTTGGCGGCCGGAGCTTTGCCGCGGATCCAAAGGACCGCCGGATCGACCCGCTCGACCTCGTAGCCTGCGGCTTCCAGGATTTCCGCGGCGGTCGAAGCGAGCCGAGCCGACTGCCGCTCACCGTCGAAATCGGCCGTCACGCGGACCGGATTCTGGCCGGAGACACGCAGCCCGGCCCGGCGGCTGCGAGGGCCGGAGTACGGCAGCAGGCCGCCGCGGCGGAGCACTGCCGAGACGGCCGACGCGGTGGTCACAGTGCCCACCCCAGCTCCAGCGAGGTGAAGCCGCGCTCGATGGCGCCGAAGCCCGGCGTCGCCTCGAAAGCGACCATGAGCCAATTCTTCCCGGCCAGCTCCTCGCCGATGCGGCCGCCTTCGTGGACCAGCGACAGGACGGCGGCCATGACCTCGGCGCCGGAGCAGTTGGTGAAGAACGGGCGGTCCTCGTGGTCCTTGACCTCGACGTCCATGCTGGCCTGGTTGAGGACGGTAGCGATGGCCCAAGCCTGGGCCCTGGTGATGGTTTCCATTTCGGCGGTTTCCTTTGCGAGCGGAGCGGTTGTTGAGCTCCTAATGTAACACGACGTTACGGCAAGGACGTAATCGGAGGGCGGCCGTGATCGGAATTTAATAAGCATACTTAATGCCGTTATAGCTGATACGGTAGAAATTTCGCCCGGAACGACGGCGAGCCGCCCCCATATGGGTACCAGCGAGTAGCGGATTAAACGTAGACGTTAATTTGCGACACGCAAGCGACACAGAATGCTGTCAAATCCCCGATAGTGCGTTACCTTACTTTTTGGGGGGTGGCCCTCCGTGGGCTGCCCACATTTGGGAAACACAACAACGAAGGGCAGCCAATGGAAATCGAAGTCGAGCTCATCGAGCCACGCATGGCTGAGGAATACCTCGCCGAAAACCCGCTCAACCGCAACGTCAGCACCCGCGTCGTCACGGCCTACTCGAACGACATGCGGGCCGGGAACTGGCGCCTGGTCGGCGACCCGATCCGCTTCGACGTAAACGGCAAGCTCCTCGACGGGCAGCACCGGCTCATGGCCTGCGTCAACGCAGGCGTCCCTTTCGAGTCGGTAGTGATCCGAGGGCTCGACCCGACCGACCGCGCCGTCGTCGACTCGGGCCGCAAGCGAACCGGAGCCAACGTCCTGGAGATGGCCGGGCTCAAGGGCAACAGCATGGTCATGGCCGCCGTCGCCGCGATGGGCTGCTTTGACGACAAAGGCAAGCTCGTCAGCTCCGTCTCCCGCGTCGAGCAGCCGACACACACCGAGCTGCTCGAATGGGCCCAAAAACACGCCCCGGAAATCTCAATCCCGTTTCGGCCAGCGATGCGGATCTACCAGCAGCACCGAGGGAGCTGCGCCGGATACATTTACGGCGCCTACAAGATCTACGAAGCCGACCCGCACCGCGCCTACAACTTCCTCCAGGATGTAGCCGACCTGGCGACCGGCGGGCGAGGGGACCCCAAAGCCGCCCTGCTGCGCCGCCTCCAGGTCCTGGGCTCAACCCAGCGAGTCCGCGCCAAATCCGCCCGCACCGTCTATGCCTTCTACACGGCCTGGAACGCCTACCAGCTCGGCGAGGACCTGTACGTCATCTCCGACCCGGACAAGGGACTGCCCATGCCCAAACCGATCGCCAACATCGACCGGCAGCGGATCGCCTCCGAGGAAGCACAGCGGCTGTTGCAGGAAGAACTGGAACTGGAAGAACTGGAAAAAGCGCAGTGAGCCTTGCCCGACTGCTGCGCGAGCTTTTCGCCGTGCGACGGGACGGCATCGAGGAAGAATTCAGCGAGCACGACTGCGACCCCAATCGCCGCTGCCGCATCTGCATAAGACAACAGCCCGAACCCCATAAGGACTCCCCAAAATGACAACACAGACCGCCAAGCTGATCATCGGCGTCTACGCCGGAATCATCCCTGAGCAGCCCGAAGACGAGTACACCAGGGAATACGCCGTCTCATCCGAAGCCTGGTCCGTCGCCGTCCAGACCGGAAAGCAGACCGAGCTCCTCGACGGAGCGACCGAGACAGCCCAAAAATACGCCGCCGAGCTGATGCGGCAGCCGGACCGGCTCAACTGGGTGCGCACCGATTGGATCTGGCTCTGACAGCCACCACATAGACCCCCCAGGCGGCCCGGCCATTTCCTGACGCCATTCAGCGGCCGGGCCGCCCTGGGTACGGGAAGGACCCCCACCAACATAACGGTGGGGGTCCTTTTTTTGCGTTCAGCGGCCGACGACTTGCCGACGGAGCGAAGCCCAGGCCGCCCGCCGCTGCGCCCGGAGCTGCAAGTAGTGATCGACCCGCGTGGCCAGGAGGAAAGACGCGACCGGCTCCGGCACCGGGCAGGACTCGCGGATCTTCGCTGCCCGCCAGACACCCGCATTGCGCAACGTCGCGGCCCCGTTGACCAGGACCATCGTGCCGTTCACGGCGACCAGCAGCCACATGTGCCAGGGCAGCGGCGCCTGCATCACCAGGGCAGCCGTAGCACCGGCGCAGAACAGCGCCGTGACCCCTGAGAGGATCGCGAGCCAGGCCGCCGTCCGAGGTTTGAAGTGCGGCCGCTTGTCCGTCCAGGCCGCCCATTGCTTGTCCGTCAGATTCATTTGCACCCTATCCACGCCGACCAGCATACCCATATGGGAACGGAGAGTAACGCAATGTGACGGATTTTCTGACCGCAATTCTGACCGCAATAGACCCCCTTTGACCGCAATTCTGACCGCAACTGGCGAGGCATTCAGAGGCACCTAGCGGCACCTAAAATACCCCCTACATCCCCGGATTCTAGCGGGTCCCGGGCACCTAGCCGCACCTAGACGCACCTAGCGGCAGAACCGCTTTAACGAACTCATAATCCTTTGGTCCTGGGTTCAAGTCCCAGTCGCCCTACGATAAAGGCCCAGGTCAGAGCAGGTTTTCACCGGCTAGGACCTGGGCCGACCGACTTTCTGACCGCAATTGTGACCGCAACTGCGAGAATTAGACCGCAACCTGACCGCAACGAAAAGGACCAGCAATGGAGTCGTCACCGCTGACCATTTGGACCATTTACGACCGGCCCACGGACTACCCCGACAGCTACGTGGTCCGGCCCTGGATCCTAAGCTCCGGCAGCGAGCACCCCATCCCGGGAGCAGCCGTCGCAGCACCGGACCTTGACGCTGCCCGGGACCTCGTCCCGGCCGGGAGCTTCAGGATGGAACGCAACCCCGACGACGATCCATGCATCGTGGAAACCTGGTTCTGAGATGCGCGACGACTCCGGCATGTTTTATGACCGCAACGGGCAGCCGATGAGCTTCGAGGAATGGGCCGATAGCAGGGCCCGCGGCGACTTCCACATCGACGACACCTGGATCGGCGACACCCGGATCTCCACGATCTGGCTTGGCCTCGACAGCGGCATCGTTCCGAACGTTCCGCTGACCTTCGAGACAATGATCTTCAACGGGCCCGCCGACCTCGACGGGAAGATCATCCGCTACGCGACCGAGCAGCAGGCTGCCCGCGGCCACCAGCTCGCCGTTGCCGAGGTCCGGGCCGCCCTGGAGACGACGAAGGGCCCTCACCAGGATGGTGAGGGCCCCAGGGCGGATAAGGACTAAGAGCTGCGGCGCTTGTTGCGGAAGTCCGCCAGCGAGACGACGTCGGGCTCCGGCTGCGGCGCCTTGGGAGCAGCCGCATAGAACTCCTGGAGCTTCGCCATCGCGTCGCGCATCGCCTGGTCCGGCGCGTGCTGGTAGCGCGTGAGCATCGACCGCTGGCTCCAGCCCATCATGCGCATCACGACGCCGTCCGGGACACCCATGACCATCAGAGTTGTCGCCGCCGTATGCCGGGCATCGTGCGGCCGCACCGCAGGGACCCCGTTAGCGGCCAGGAACGCCTTCCAGCGCTTGTTAACGAGCGACTGGTCCATCGGCTGGCCGACAGCCTCGCGGCGCAGGCAGCCGCGGTTCGGGAACACCAGCGAGAACTCCCGGCCGCGCATGTCGGTCCACACCGGCCACTCGGCGCGGGCCGCCCGATGCCGACGGAGCGCATCGACCAGCATGCCCGGCAGCGGGATCGTCCGCTCCCCGGCGTCCGTTTTCGGCGTGTCGATCGCTGCGCCGCCGCTGTGCCGCTGCGGGCACCAGCCGCCCTTCTTGCGGCCGCACGACGGAGCGCCGTCATCGTCCTTCGGGCAGCCGTGCTCCCAATCCAGCACGATCAAGCCCTGCCCGATGACGACGGTCCCCGCGTCGAGGTCGACCAGGTCCCAGGACAAGCCCAGGACCTCGCCCATGCGCAGGCCGAGCGAGAGGAAGGTCAGCCAGAGCGCCTCGTCCTCCGGGTCGAGCTCGGCTGCGGCGGCGAGCAACACCTTAGCGTTGTCACCGGAGAGCAGCTCAGGCTTGAACGTCCCTGCCTTCGGCGAGTCCATCCGGTCGGCCGGATTGGAGCCGAGGTGACCGTGCTGAACGGCGACCTTCAGCGCCCGCGACAGGATCGCCGACAGCTGCTTGATCGTGCTGTCCGACAGCCCGCGCTTGCGCATCGAGACGTAGAGCTTCTGGAGGTGCGCCGGAGTGATTTTTGTGAGCGGCAGATCGCCGAGCGCCGTGCCTTCGACGTACAGCCGGACCTTCGAGCAGTAGCCGCGATAGGTCAACGGTTTACGGCCGGAGACGTCGTTCTCGAGCCACCAGTGAAGCCAGTCAATGAACTTCATTGACCGACCGACGACCAGGGTCCCGGACTCCCGCTCGATAACGGCGGCCTGGATGTTCGCCGAGCACAAAGCCTTGGTGGCGCCGTAGATCGTCTTGCGCCTCGGCAGCCCGGTCTGCGGGTCGGCGACCGTGATCTCGGCAGCCCAGCGGCCGTCCTTACGCTGGCGAGGAACGCCGCCCTCGCCGTTGCTTCTCTTAGAGCCCATGAGTCGACGTCTCCCGCGTAAGCACGTTCACGGCCGAAGCGATGAACGCATCCGCGTGGATGCCGAGCGCTTCGCCGATCCTTTGCAGGTCGTTGAGGTTGAACGGCATTTGATCGTTGAGCCGCTTGGATATGTAGTTCTTGGACAGACCGGTCTCGTCGCTCAGTTGCGCCGCGGTCATTCTTTTGCGGCCGAGGGCCGCCCGGATTTCGGCGGAGACGGCCGAAGCAAGGTCCCCGCTTGGTGCTGATTTTCCTGATGCCATACCACCAGCGTAGCGGAAGGTACACCCAACGGAAGCATTAACACCCCCATATTTTGGGAATTATCGTTCAACCATTGTTTTCTGTTCCCATATGGGGAAGGATTTCCTCATGGACGCACACAACCTGGCCCGCCACGTAGGAGTGGAAGTGGACCTCATCATGCGCATCCGCAACCGAAAACGAACAGAGCTGGCAGAACTCCTGGGCATCAGCCCGCAGACCGTCATCCGGCGGTTGAACGGAGAGTTCAGCTTCGATTTGAGAGAGCTGCAAAAAGTCGCCGAGTGGCTGGACGTGCCCGTCCAGCGGCTGACCGACCCGCAGCAGTCCCTCGCCGCCCAGGTAGGGCAGTCATGACCGGCCCCGTCCGCATGTACAGCGTGACCGACACCGCGGAAATTCTCGGGACCAGCACGAACTACGTCCGGGCCAGGATCAAGGACGGCACCCTGCCGTTCGTCGAGCTCGGCGGCGGCAAAAGCAAGCGCCGCATCCGCGCCGACCACCTGGAGAAATTCATCCAGGCCCGCACCATCGCCGCCAAGACCAGGAGGACCGCATGACGCCGAGACACTGCCTCGAACGCGCCCAGGTCTGCCTGACCACCGGGCAGCAGAAGCTCGCCGAGCTTTACATGACCAAAGCACTCGACCTGCTGCGGGTCGCCGCGGGCCGCTAACGAGCCCCACAACCGCAGCTCCTTCTTCACGAAGGGATTAATTGCCATGCCCAACCTTCCCCAAGACCCGGCAATCGAAGGCACCCAGCTCGTCGCCGAGTACGCCAGACACCAGGCCGCAGCGCAGCCGCACCTCGAAGCGATGGACCGCATCAAGGAACGACTCCGCGAGCTCTACGACTACGGATCGCACCAGGCCGGGAACCTCACCGTCCAGATCGCCCGCGGTGCCAGCTTCGACGCCTCGGCGTTCACCCGCCAATACCCGCCGGAGCTCAACCCGACGTTCTACAAGGCGGTCCCTGACTCGAAAGCGATCCCGGAGAACCTCCGCGAGCACTTCATGAAACAGGGAACGGCCAGGGTGACGATCAAATGATCGGGCGCCTGCACCGCCCCGAGGGAGCCACGCCGCAGCAGCTCGCGTGGGCCGAAGCGCTGGCCGAGGAATACATGGACGTCGTCGTCGCGGGCATCCATGACCACCCCAGGAGCCACCAGAAGCTGATCGGCCCGTCCGAGCTCGGCGTGCCGTGCCAGCGGGCCCTGCTCCACAAAATCAACCAGGACCCCGAGCCCGAGCGAGGGCCAGCCTGGAAGCCCGCCGTCGGCACCGCCCTCCACGCACAAATGGAGGAATGGTTCAGCGGCCGGGAGGAATGGCTCGTCGAGCAGCGAGTCGACGTCGGCATGATCGGCCCCGAGCAGATCAGCGGCAGCACGGACCTGTTCTACCGGGCCGGAGCGGTCATCGATCACAAATTCGTGGGCAAGACCAGGCTGCTGCATTACCGGGCCCACGGACCAGGCGAGCAGTACCGCGTCCAGGCCCACACCTACGGCCGCGGCTGGGCCGCCCTTGGATACCCGGTCCTCATCGTGATGATCGTCTTCATCCCGCGAGACGGCGAGCTGAGCGACGCCTACTTCTGGTGGGAGCCCTACGACCCGATGGTCGCGCTGGCCGCCCTGGTCAACGCCAACCGCCTGTACCGGCTCATCCAGGAGGTCGGCCTGGAACGGGCCCTCGCCGAATTTCCGCCCTGCGACGACCAGTGGTGCCCCTGGTGCGCCCCGGACAACGAGATCGCCGCAGCCCGCGCCACCAACCCCTTCGCCATCACCAGCTAGGAAAGGACCCGAAACCATGTCCATTTTTGCCCCCTCAGTCAACCGCTACTTTAAGTTCACCAACGTCGGCGACGCCGTCGAAGGCCGCATCGTCGACGTCGGCGAGCCGCGCCAGTCCTACAAGTACGATCCGCGGCCGAACGCGCCCCGGCAGCTCGACTTCTACGACTCCGGGAAACCGAAGATGGAAGTCGCGATCACGCTCCAGACCGAGCTGCGCGACCCCGAAGACGCCGACGACGACGGGCAGCGCAAGATCATCGTGCCCGTCTACTTCAAAGAGCAGTCGCAGCTCACGGCGATCCGCGAAGCCGTGCGGCTGGCCGGAGCGAAGGAACTCGACAACGGCGGCTGGCTCGGCGTCGCCTTCGTAGGCTATGACCCGGAATCGCAGAACCCGCAGAACCCGCGCAAGCTCTACCAGGCCCTCTACCGGCCACCGGCGGGCGGCGGCGGAGTCTTCAGCCAGGGCCAGGACCAGCAGCAGCCCGCGCAGCCGCAGCAACAGCAGCCCGCCCAGGCCACCCCGCAATGGCAGCAGCAGCCGCAGCAGCCAGCACCGGCCCAGCAGCAGCCCAGGACGGCGCAGGACTACATCCAGGCCGCAGCGAACGGGTCCCATCAGCCGCAGCAGCCCGCCCAGCAGTGGCAGCAGCCGCAGCCCGCGCAACAGCCGCAGCAGGACCCCTGGCAGCCGCAGCCCGCGCAGCTCAGCACCCAGCAGTGGCAGCAGCCGTCGCAGCCGCAGCCGCAGACCTGGCAGCAGCCGCAGGCCGCCCCGCAGCAGCAGAGCACCATCGACGGCGACCAGGTCCGGGCCCTCGCCTCCCAGGGTTTCAGCGACGACGACATCGCCGCAGCGACCGGCGCCAGCCCCGAAGCGATCCGCACCCTCCGCGGCATCCAGGGCTGACCCTAGACCGCCGCCGAGTCACGGAAACCCAAACCCCCCTTATCACCGTGGCTGGCGGCCACCGGCGCAGCCCGCGAGATAACCCCCCAACGCTCGCGGGCTGCGTCACCCCAAAAGAACCGCCACAAAAGAAGGAAAAACATCATGGAGCACATCCAAATCGACAAGATCGCCGCCGAAACCCTCCGCGTCCCGATCCGCGGCACCTCGCCGCTGCTGATGCATAACTTCTCCGAAAAAGCGAAGAGGGAAATGCTCGACCGCGCCCAGGGCAAGAAAGCCGTCCGGGAACCGAAGGACCCCCGCGCCGAGTACGAAGCAGCGTTCTACCGCATCCACGACGAAGACGGCGCCGACCGCTACGGATTCCCGGTAACCGCCTTCAAGGCGGCAACAGTCGGCGCCGCCAGGTTCTACGGCAAGAACGTGAAGATGACCGAGCTGCGCCAGTTTATGTTCTTCCGCGGGATCCTCACCAAAGGAGACCCCCAGCAACTAGTCGAAATCCACGGCGAGCCGCAGATGCGCGAGGACGTCGTGCGGCTCGGCGGCATGGCCAAATCCGCCGACCTGCGCTACAGGCCCGAATTCCGGGAATGGACCGCCTCCCTCCAGATCACCTACGTGACGTCGAGCCTTTCCCGCAGCTCGGTCCTCTCCCTGATCGACGCCGGAGGAATGGGCATCGGCGTCGGCGAATGGCGCCCCGAAAAACGCGGCGAATTCGGCACCTACGAAGTGGACCAGACCCGCGAAATCGAGGTGCTGTCATGAGCCTGCGCGACCAGCTCACGGCGATCTACCAGGAACATGACCGGCTGACCCCGGACCTTGTTGTCGAAGCGGCCACACCGCCCGATCATCCGCTGCATGACCGCTTCGAGTGGAACGACAAGCTGGCCGGACATGAGTACAGGAAGGTCCAGGCGGCGGAGCTGATCCGCAAAGTGAAGGTCGTCTACGCCGACGAAGGAGGACCGAACGAAAAAAGCGTCCGCGCATTCCTGGCTACAAGCCGGGACGACACCGCGGAACGGACCTACCGCCCGATCGAAGCGGTCATGGCGGATCCATTCAGCCAGAAACTCGTCCTGCAGGAGTGCCTGCGCGAGTGGAAAACCTTTGAACGCAAATACGGGCACCTAACGGAATTCGCCCGGATCATCGGACGGCCAGCCGCCTAGGCAGGCATGGCAGGGCTCGGCTCGACCAGGCGCGGCGTGGCAGGGCGAGGCACGGCAGGTTAGGCAGGGCTCGGCATGGCCTGGCGTGGTCCGGCTTGGCAGGCAGGGCTCGGCACGGTACGGCGTGGCACGGCATGCCTGGGCTGGGCTAGGCATGGCGCGGCAGGTTAGGCAAGGCCAGGTTGGGCATGGCCCGGCCCGGCGAGGAATGGCACGGCAGGCAGGCAAGGCAGGGCTCGGCGCGGCTAGGCATGGCTCGGCAAGGCGTGGCATGGCGCGGCAGGCAAGGAAAAAAACGGCACCCAAAAGAACTGGAGGAATTATCATGACCGACCCGATCCCCGCCGCAGACATCGTCCAGGGACTGCTGCACAACATCCGCGACCGCCAGCAGCAGCGCAGCCGCCTCTACCAGGACATCATCACCGCAGCCGACATCGCCGAACGCAAAGCCCTCGGCATCCTCATCACCGCCACCCCGGGCGGCACCCTCATGGTCCAGGCCAGCGAGGAAGTCCCGCCCGGCGAAGCCTACGCCCGCCAGGACAAGGACAAATCATGAGCCCGATCCGCAACCTAATCGACATCCTCCGCCGGGCCCGAATCATCGGCCCGCCCATGACCGAAGCCGCCATCAGGGAGCAGGTAAACGCCATGACCGACCCCGTCGACATCCTCGCCGCCCTCGACTACACGACACCGTGCCTGGCCGGGCCCGAAGGACTCGTCCTGCGCGAAGACAAGCCCTGCACCGAGCCCGCCCTGTTCCTCGCCCACGTCCACTATTGCAGCGAACAGGACCGCAGCGGCATGGTCGCGCTCACCTGGTGCCCCGACCACGTCGGCATGTACGCGCTCGGCATGCGCTACCTCCTCACCGAATGCCGCGGCATCCTCCCGTGCGGATTCCAGCCCGCCCGGATGAGCGACCTGATCCGCATCCAGAAACTGAAGGACCTCCAGTGAGCAACCCCATCCTCGACACCGCAAAAGAACTCCACGCCGCCGGGATCTCCGTGGTCCCGGTCCAGGCCGACGGATCCAAACGGCCCGCAGGCCGGAGCTGGAAGCAATACACCACCGGCCGCGCAACCGCCCCGGAGCTCGACGCCTGGTTCACGACACCCGGATTCGGGCTCGGCGTCGTCACCGGCGCCATTAGCGGGAACCTGGAAATGGCCGAAGTCGAAGGCCGCGCCGCTGACCGCATCCCGGAGCTCACGCAGCTCGCCGACGCCAGCGGGCTGGGCGGGCTGTGGCACCGGCTCAACGCCGGATGGGTCGAGCAGTCACCGACCGGCGGCGTCCATTGGCTCTACCGGCTCGACGGCCAGGTCCCCGGGAACACGAAGATCGCCAGGACCGCCAAGCGCCTGGTCCTCGCCGAGACAAGAGGTGAGGGCGGATTCGTCGTCGTCGCCCCGTCGGCCGGGACCGTCCACGAAACCGGGCGCCCCTGGATCCGGCTCGCGGGCGGCCCGGCGACGGCGCCGAAGCTCACCGCAGAGGACCGTGAAGCCTTCCACCACCTGCTCGCCACGCTCGGCGAGGACCCGGCCGAACCGGAACCGGAACCGACCCTGGACATCGGCACGACGTCGGTCTTCGGCGCCAACCCGCCCCGCGACGACGACGGGCGGCTCGAAGGCATCAGCCCGCTCGACGACTACGAGCAGAAAACCGACTGGGCCGACATCCTCGTCCCGGAGGGCTGGACGAAGGTCTTCGAGCGCGGCCGCACCAGGTACTGGCGGCGGCCAGGAAAGAACATCGGGATCTCCGCGACCACCGGCAACGCCCAGGACCGCGACCGGCTGTACGTCTTCACCAGCAGCACCGAATTCGAGCCGGAGCGCCCGTACACCAAACAAGGCGCCTACGCGCTGCTGCACCACGGCGGCGATCACTCGAAGGCCGCCTCCGCGCTCCGCTCGGACAACTTCGGCGCCGAGCAGAAGATCCGCATCCAGCGCCCCCAGGAACCACCGCAACAGCCCATGACCATCTGGTCGCCGACCGAGGACACCGGCACCGACGGCGCCCTCGCCCCGGTCATCCAGATCGCCGACCGGCAGCCGAAGGCCGAAGCGACCGTCGCCCACAGCGACGACGGCAACGCCGTCCTCCTCGTCGCCGAGCGCGGCGACATCCTCCGCTACAACCCGGACCGCGGCCGCTGGCTCGTCTGGAACGGCACGGCCTGGAAATGGCAGCCCCACGGCGGCGGCCAAGCCCGCGAGATCGCCAAAGACGTCATCCGGGCCATGCCCGTCCACAACAACGAAGACCGCAAGCACCAGCGCAAGTCCCTCAACTCGCTCGGCATCTCGAACATGCTCGGCCAGGCCCAAACAGATCCGGCGATCACCGTGACCAGCGACCAGCTCGACGCCCACCCCTGGGAGCTCAACACCCCGGGCGGCATCCTCGACCTGCGCACCGGCACCCTGCGCCCGCCGGACCCGACCAGGCTGCACACCAGGACCACCGCCTGCACCCCGGACTTCGAAGCCGACCGCACCCTCTGGCACGGATTCCTGGCCGACACCTTCCCCTGCAACGCCGAGCTGGTCGCCTTCATGAAACGCCTGATCGGATACACCGCCGTCGGCGAAGTCCGCGAGCACATACTCCCGTTCGCCCACGGCGACGGCGGCAACGGCAAAGGCGTCCTCATGGAATCGATCGCCGCGGTCCTCGGCGACTACGCGACCAGCACCGGCAACGGATTCCTCATGGCGTCCTCCTTCCAACAGCACTCCACCGACATCGCCGGGCTCGCCGGGATCCGCATGGCCATGTGCTCCGAGGTCAACGAAGGCGACCGCTTCGACGAAGCCAAGGTCAAGCTGCTCACCGGCGGAGACAGACTCACCGCCAGGTTCATGCGACAAGACAACTTCACCTTCACGCCGACGCACACCCTCTGGCTCGCCGGGAACCACCAGCCGCACGTCACGGCGGGCGGCGACGGATTCTGGCGCCGCCTCCGGCTCATCCCGTTCCTGCACACCGTGCCGGAGGACAAGATCCTTCCCGGCCTCGCCGACATCCTCGCCAAACAGCACGGCCCCGCGCTGCTCGCCTGGGTCGCCGAGGGCGCCGCGGAATACGCCGCCACCGGGCTGCGCGAGCCCTCCGAGGTCCGGGCCGCCACGAAGGAATACGCCGCATCCGTCGACACCGTCGGCCGCTTCCTCGAAGACGCCTGCTACACCGGCGCCGCGGGCCGCAGCATGACCGTCACGATCGCGCAATTCCGAACCGCCTACGAGGACTGGTGCCGGGCCAACGGCGAGAATCCGCTCAAGGGCAGGACCCTGGCCAAACAGCTCCAGCACCACGGCGTGCTCGTCGGCCGCGACGCCCCGAAAGGCCCGAACGGCGTCCGCATGTACGGCGGCATCGGCCTGCGCTACCAAGGCGAGCCCAACTGGTGGGAAAGCGACCAATGATGGCACATCCAGAAAACCCGGCACCAGGTGGCACAACGGGAGCCGAACGAGCCCTCAGCACAGAGCACCTCAGCGCACCTCCAGCAACCCCTCCTCGACAAAACCCACCAAACACCAAAGGCACATCTAGAGACTTATCAGCTCCCTCACGCGCACGTAGGGAAGGGAATAAGCGAAGTGCCCGTTGTGCCACGCCGCCGCTTTTCGAGCTCGGCGAACCGCACCCGACCGAGCCCGGCAACATGCCCAAATGGATCACCGAACAGCTCCAGGCCAACCGCAGGCCGACCTACCGCCGGGCCGCAGCCTTCGCCCGCTGCCCGGCCTGCAAACAGATCATCCTGACCGGCCTCGACGACGACTGGTGCGCCTTCAACGTCCAGGCCGACCCGACACCCATCACCGCCCGCCAGGAGATCGCATGCGCCCTCATCCACCGGCCCACCTACGCCGCCGACATCAGCCGCCGCAACATCGAGCTCGACCGCCGCCCGTTCCTTGCCCACGGCAAGCCGAGCAGCAGCCCGATCCTTCCCGGACACCGCTGCGGTGCCCGATTCCCCACCTTCCTCTATCCGCCAGAATCGATCACCCCAGGAGCCCCCAATGAATGCCCCTTCTGAGCCGAAGCTCTACATCGCCGGGCCGATGTCCGGCCTGCCAGGATTCAACCGCCCCGCCTTCCACGCCGCAGCAGCGAAACTC